GGGAGTGTGATCGACCGGGTGAGCACGGGGTTTGAGGATGCGACGGGGCTGCCGGAGTATGCCAAGCCTGCGACTGTGTTGACTGAGGCGATGGTGGAGCGGCGCTATACCAGGGGCCACGATTGGCTGAAGCCGACCACGGCCAACGAACTCTTCGCCAAGCGCTATCTGGAAGCCTATGACAAGGCGTACCGGAGCCAGTTGGAGGAGGAGGCCCGGCGCTATCAGTTGATGGTGGAGGCGGAGGCGACGAGCGATCTGAGTCTGCCCTATTCTGTGCAGCGGGCGATTATTGCGGAGGCGGTGCCTGAGCTGGTGGCGCTGAGCGTCTTTGATTTCGGGCTGGCGGACAGTTCGCCCACGCGGGTCTATTTCGAGGCGTATGCAGGCGAGAGCGGTTCCAGCGCCACAATCACGGATGAGACCTATACGGCTGACCACGACACTTGGGTGGACCTGGCGCACAAGCGGGTGCGACCGGGGACGCTGGTGGTGGAGCTGGGCGGGACTGCGACTGTGAAGGCGGAGTACACGGACTATGTGGTGGACTATGCTAACGGTCGGGTGATGATTCTGAGCACGGGCACGATCAGCGACAGCGCTGACCTGGATGTGACCTACACGTATGACAGTGTGCGTGAGGGTGAGGGCAGCGCGATTCAGCGGGGCAAGGGGACGCTGAGCTTCCAGACGATTGAGCTGATGGCGGACCGGCTGGCGGCGGAGATCAACGATGAGGCGATGGTGTTTGCCAGCACTCAGTTGGGTTGGGATGCGCAGACCCGCACTGTTGGTATGCTCATTCGTGAAATCCGGGAGATGATCGACAGTGGGACGATGCGGCTGGGTATCGCGCAGGCCCACATTGCGGCCAACAGCGGCGGCACCTGGACAAGCGCCACTGACCCGCTGAGCGAGCTGGTGGAGAAGATCGGTGTGGCGAAGGTGGCGGTGCAGAATGACTATTACATGCCGACGGCTGTGCTGATGTCTGTGACGAACGCTGACCGGCTGAGCAACTGGGACGGCTATACTGCGGCGGGTGAGCGCAGCACGGCGCGGCAGGATGGCGGGATGTTGGGGGCCGGTGACACTGGGCTGAGCGTGAAGGGTCTGCCGGTGTTCGCTTCGACTGAGATGCCGGATACGAAGATTTTGGTGTGCCACCGGGAGCTTGTGCAGTATCGGGTGTTGAGCAGCAAGCCGATGCACCTGGAGGGGCCGTTCCCCAGCTACAGCAGCAATAAGTTGATCGCCTCGAAGCAGTGGTACATCGAGGAATACAATCAGACGGTGAGTCTGATTGCGGCCAAGGGTGGGTATGTGACGGTGGCGTAGCCCTGGGAAGATGATGGGATGATGAGATGAGGGGGTGACAGGTTGACTGCACCCCCTCCTATCCTCCCCCGCAGCGGGGGAGGGGCTGAACAGGAGAAGGTGAGCGATGGCGATCAAGGCGGATGTGCATGTGCCCTTTGGAAGTGCGGAGGGGACGATTCAGGATGGGAAGGTTGTGACGGCGCATTTGGCTGCGGACTCGGTGACGAAGGTGAAGATCGGGGAGCAGTTGGTGAAGGCGGCGTTGGTGGCTGGTGGGGCGGCGGGTGATTTCACTGTGACGGGGATTGCGACGGCTGACAATCTGGTGATGGTGCTGCACTATACGACCGGGGCGGCGCTGGCGGATTTGACCAGTGAGTTCAGCATCACTGCGGCGAACACGATCAACAACGACGGTGGGACGGCCACGACGAGCGATCAGTTGGTGGTGATCTATCAGGATAACAGTTAGGGGCAGGCGATGATGGTACGGCTGCGGAATGTTTCGAGCGGGCTGGTGATGGTGGGGGAGCGGTATTTGTTCCCTGGGGAGTCGCGGCTGGTGGATGGGGAGACGGCGGCGGCGGTGCTGGCCAGTAGCCCTGGGGTGGTGGTGGCGAGCCATCCTGACCATCCTGGCTCGTTGCTGGAGCTATCGGATGATAAGCCGTTGTTATCGTCCGAGGAACCCTCACCCCCGGCCCCTCTCCCAAAAAGCGGAGAGGGGGGAGAAGAACCCCACCCCAGCCCTCCCCAGATTGGGGAGGGGGCTGATGTTTCGTTGTCCGACGATCTGACTGTGATCAAGGGGATTGGACCGCGAACTGCGGAGGTGTTGGCGGGGCTGGGGATTGATTCGTTTGTGTCACTGGCCGGTGCGGATGTCGGTCGATTGGTGACGGCGAAGGTGGGCAATGCGAAGTTGATCGAGGGCTGGATTGTGCAGGCGCAGGATTTGGCGGCTGAGGAGGGTTGACGATGGCTGTGACGCTGGCGGCGTTGGCGAGTCGGTTGCAGAGTGCGGTTCCGGCGCGGGATGGTGTGCCGAGCGCTGGGGACTATGAGCAGCATGTGAAGGATGCTGTGTTGCAGTTGGCGACGGATGTGCCGCTGGTACGGCTGGGGACGCTGGCTGTGGTGAGTGGGACGGCGACGTATGAACTGGCGTCGGATTTTCTGTTTCTGATCGAGTTGGAGGGGCTGGCCAGCACGGACAATATCATTATCAGCGATGCGGGGCTGGTGCCGATGCCGCGGGAGTGGGAGGAGGAGTTCTACGTCGAGGACACGGAGATCACGTTTGACCCGACGCCGACGTATACGCTGAGCCGGGATTATCGGTATGCGGCGCTGTATGAGTTGACGGGGGTGGACCCGGACGAGACCTATGCCCGGCTGAACCAGAACGGGGCACGGATTGCGCTGTTGTATGCCCAGTATTTGGCTGTGATGCAGCAGGCGAATGCGGTGGCCGGGGATGGGTGGCGGTATCAGATTGGGGATGAGATGGTGGACAAGAGCAATCAGGGGCGGGGGATGGCGAGCCAGGCCCAGGGGCTGTTGACGCAGTATCAGGGGTTGATCCAGTCGCAGAAGGGGTATGGGCGGGTGGCTAGATATTCTGTGCTGGGGACGTAGGAAGAGACCCTCACCCCCGGCCCCTCTCCCGCTGGTTTCGATATGGCTCGAAGACTCGCCTACTCAACCGACGGGAGAGGGGAGATTGATCAGGGACGGATGGAGATGGTATGGGACTGTTGACGGCGGCTGATATTGCTTCGATGCAGGCGGATTTGCTGGCGGTGCGGGCTGACCGGGAGGAGGATGTGGTTATCCGCCGGGGGGCGACGACGCTGGCGAGTCAGTCTGTGCGGATTGCGCGGTCGGGGATGGTTGCGCAGCGCGCCGATGGGGGAAACAGTGAGCAGTGGAGTCAGCGGGTGGTGGTGTTGGGGGCTGTGGCTCTGGACATTGCGACGGGGGACCGGTTCAACGATGAGGCTGGGCGGCTGTATGAGGTTGATTTTGTGCGTCCGAACCGGGCGGCGGCGACGATGGCGGAAGCCAGGGTGATCCAGTAATGGCAAGTATGACCGGTATCCGCTGGATACGCCCGCCGGAAGCGCTGGCCAGGGCCATCGAGCAGTATGGGGATAAGGTGCTGGTGGCGGTGCAGGCGGTGGCGGGGATGATTGCGACGCGGATGGAAGGCGACGCCAGGGCCTCGGCTCCGTGGACGGACAGGACGGGGAATGCACGAAGCGGGCTGTTTGGCACGGCGGAGCGGGATGGGGCACGGAAGCTGGTGGTGATCTATTTGAGCCACGGGCCGGATATTGATTATGGGATTTGGCTGGAGTTGGCGCATGGGGGCAATTTTCAGGTGATTATGCCGACTGTGGAGCGCCATTTGCCGGAGATTCATGCGGAATTGCAGAGGATTTTTGGCTGAGTTTCGCTGAGAAGGGCGTAGGAACGCACGTATGAAGACGGCTATCTACAATTTGTTGAGCGGGGACGCTTCGTTGATGGCTGTGTTGACGGGGGGGCTGTATGGGAGCGCGGTGGAGATTAGCCGACAGGCGACGCCGGGGGCGTTTGACAGCAATGGGGAGTTGAAGCCGTGCGCTCTGCTGAAGCTGGAGACGGCGACGCCGTGGGGCCCGCATGATGATTCGGGGCGGCTGTATGTGGTGGTCTATTTCTATGAGCGCAGCGGGTA